AGTACAGCGAGTGCCACTCAGTGCGGGGACTAAGATAAGAGTAGGTAGTACTGCTAATGGTGAGGATAATCCTTTCTGCGAAATGTACAGATCTGCCAAGGAAGGTAGAATGGTTGGGGATTCTGTCTACAAAGCTCACTTCTATCCCTGGTTTGTGCATCCTGAGTATAAGATGTATGTGACCGATATCTTCTGCCTCCCAGGTGACGACCGAGACCCACTGGATAAGATTGACTCAGAGGAGACTAGTCTATTAGGTCTGCTGATAAACACCTACAGTCTTAGTGAACTTGAGGCTATGGCTAAGCTTAGATGGAGGAGATATAAGAGAGCTGAGATATCTAGCCTGAGAAGGTCTGGAGATACCATATTCATCTTCGGTCAGGAATTTCCTGAGGACGATGAGACTTGCTTTATCACAGCTGGAGACCAGGCATACAATTCTGACATTGTGACTACCAAGATTCATGCCTGTATGCCAGCACCTATTCTGAAGAACATAACTGCCATAGATAAAGTAACACAGGCTTCATTATCAGCTACACTTGATATCTGGCATGACAAGGAAGAAGATAAAGGCTATGTAGTCAGTATTGACCCTGGGAAAGGAAAGACATCTGAATCAGTAGGCCATGTCTGGAACTTCATTGATAGCTACAGAGATAAGGATGATAACGAGATACCTCCAGTAATGCAGCACTGCGCTACTCTAGCTGGATTCTACGATGAGTGGGAGATGGCAGAGCTAATGAAGGAAGTGGCTCACTACTACAATGGTGGAGTAATATGTCCTGAGGATAATCTAGATATAGTATCTCACCTAAGAGATTACCCTGACCTTTATTGGAGAGAGGATGTTAGGACAGGTAAGTCAATAAGAGCCATTGGCTGGCAGACTAATCTCTCAACTAAGCCTTATATGATAACTGAGGTTAGCAGACATCTAGATGACATAGACTGTCAGGATATAAGATTCTGGTCTCAGTGCAAGAATATTAGAAGAAATGCTACAGTTAAGTCAGGAATAATTGTAGTAGGTAGAGACGACCACCACGATGCTGGAGCAATAGCTATTGTATGCAGGTCAGCTATGCCGATAGCACGAGGCTATGTAGGTAGCGCAACTGAGGGAGGCTGGGGAGACTCATGGGGGAAATGAGAGTGAGTAAGTTTATATCGACTGGATGTAGTGAGCATGATAACTGCTTTACCTGCCCATTTCCTGATTGTATTATGCAGGGTGATAATAGCGGGAGAGTAAATAAGACTCAACTGATTTATGATAAAATCAGAAGAATGTCTAAGAACTTTTCTGTCACCCAGATAGCTATATACTTCAGTATTAGTAAGAGAACAGTCCTGCGTGCCTTAGAAGGAGGAGCTAATGAATAGAAATGCTTCCGTTATTATAGCTAGGTGTAACGAGTTAAAAACATTCTGGGCTCCCAGAGACGCTGCTATGAGACGCTGGTATAGGCTCATAGAGATGATAGACGAACTCAAAACAGAAAAGATGGAGTCATTCGTAGGTAATGACCCTAGAGCTCTATATAACTTAGTACTTCACTTACTCGATGCCAAGATACCTCATAGGATAAAGGACTATGACTCTGTTGACCCAGCGGTGTCTACTGCTGTGGCATCTGTCAGCCGCTTCTTCAAAACTGCCTGGAAGGATGTGCAGAGTAACTATCGCAAAACTAACCCTCGCCAATCTCAACAGAGGACTACACTAGGATTCATGCTGGCAACTGGCTGGTATGCAGAGTTTGCAGCAGTAACAGATGACGGCAAGAGATGCTATAGTGAACCTTGGAATCCCATTGACATCTATCCTATGTGGGATGCAACTCAGGGACTAAGCGAGGTAGCCCACATAACTAGGATAAGCTCCATGCAGGCGTCTAATATGTCTAAGAGAAATGGCTGGAACTTAGGTGGAGGTAATCATGCTCAGTGGAGAGCATCAGTAGGAAGGAATATAACTGTATATGACTACTGGTGGGTAGAGATATCTGACACATTTCCTTTTATCCAGGCTATCTGGAACGCCATAGTTATAGACACTGTACTGGTAAAGTTTGAGCGCACCAGATTTAAGCGCTGGCCTATCTATGTAGCTCCTATAGGGGGACTGCCTGATATGGGCAGTTTGACTGAGGGTGCAGGTGTATCGCCCACATACTCATCTACTCTCAAGCTACATACTCAGGAATCTAATGTTGAGCGCTGGAAGGCAGAGCTAGGCCAGAGTATCGTAGCAACCAATGAGCACATCTACCGCACCTGGAATAAGTGGTGGAGTTTCAGTCTTCAGCTATTGAGAGATACTGCTCAGCCTAGAATCTTTGAACGTAGCAGGACTGGCAAGGCAATAGTCAAACCTGAGGATGTATTTAAGAGAGCAGCCATATTTAGAGGAGGTCCTGATGATTCTGTTGACTTCCTTGGTACTCCACCTATTCCACTAGAGCTGAGAAGTGCTCAGTTAGACATGGAAGCTATGATGCAGAGAGGTGGAGTTAGCTGGTCTATGTATGGTAATGTTCAAGGACAACTAACAGCATCTGTTATGAGCCAGATAGCCGCATCTGCCAATCAGGTACTCAGACCCTTCCATGAGGCCTTTGTGAATCAGTATGAAGATAAAGATAATGACTGGTTAGCAGATATTAAGGAAAGAGGAGTACATCCTTATGGTTGGACTTATCCTGACAACCTCCCAGATAATGTTGTAGTCAGTGCTGACTATGACATAGAGATTCCTGGCGACTTAGCGGCTAGAGCTACTCAGGCCAGAATGCTCGACCCTGACTTTAGACTAAGCTATACTTACGTTCTCAAGAAGCTCTTCCCTGATATTGAGGATTCAATGCTGGAGAGAGCGCAGAGCAGAGCCGACCAGGCAGAGCGACATCCTAGCAATGCTCTAATAGCTCTAGTCCAGTACTACCGAAGGCAGGCTGCTTGGCTTGATAAAACTGGGGATAGAGAAACTGCCAAGCTATATGGTACTGTTGCAGATGCGACTTTGGCTATGCTTATGGGTGAGCAGGAGAGAGAGCGACAACCAGCAGGGCAGGCTAGAGGAGGTAGAGCTGAGACTGTACCTGAGCGTACTGCACTACCTGAAAGAGCAACTCCACCTGAAGGAGCAATATAATGCCAGACATAGAACTAACAGAATTATCTAAGAAGATACTTGGGAAAGATGGGGAAGCTCCTCTACTTCCTCCACCAGTAGAGATTCCTGAATACTTCCCTGGCTTTGGTAAAGAGTTTCAACAGCTAGGAGTTGAGCAGTTCAGAGCTCAGACTCAACTAGCTGAAGCAGAGCGTGTCAGGGTTCAGGCTGGGCAACGTGTAAGTCTGAGAAGATTTGCCCCAGGGCCTATCAGGGCTACTCGGGGAGGGCTTTTAGTTACTCCTACTAATATCCTTGAACAGGAGTTTAAACAGGCTCAGCTTGATTTTGACTTTGCTCTACAGGAATTTAAGTCTGCTGAGTGGAAACAAGAGGTGCTGACTACTCTTCCCAACTATCTCTCATTACCAGATTATAAGGTGCAGAGTGTAGAAGATATACTACAGCTCATTCCACTGGATACTATGACTGATGCTGATACTGCATGGCTGACATCAGTCTATGACCGTCTAAAACATCTCTCCAACGTAATACCTGATGACTGGGATGGAGATGCTATAGACGCCCAGACTAAAATACTAGATGAAATCCTGACAGCACCTAAGCTGGAGCTGAGAGCAGTCCATAATCTAACTGTGGAGGAAATAGCCAAGTCCTTTGCCTTTGGAGTAGCTGACCTACCACAAGGTGTTAGTACTGAACAGGTCAGGAATATGCTTGGCCAGATGGACTTGCAGGAAGAGGAGATGAAGAGTGCCAAGGACTGGCTGGCAGATAGAGCTAAGTCCTGGGCAATAGAGACTGATAGACTTAATCTGATTAGGTCTGGAACGGTATTAGTAGAAGCACCTGCGCTAACTCCAGTGGAGTTTGGTAAGTTGCTAGTAACTCAGCCCATGATGGCTACAGTACAGATGCTGGATAAGTACTTTAGCATACTGCCAAGACCCCTAGCTACTGCTGCTATCATAGGAGCTCATAGACTGTTTAAGACTCCTGAGGATACTGCAGCTGCAAGGTTAGAAGAGCAGTATACCTACTTCAAGTCTATGGGTCTGAGTGACTGGGAATCATATGCTACTGCCTTCAATGAGTGGGAAGCTCCCTGGTGGTTGAAACTAAACTCTGAAATCTGGTTTGACCCAGTTAGCTATATAGGCCTTGGCTTTGCTACTGCTGCTGCTTACAAGGTAGGCTGGGGCATGACTAAGATAGGAGTGAGAGCTGCTGGCTCTAGAATAGGTCCTTGGGTAGGAGCAATAGAGAACGGCTACATCTCAGGTGCCGATGCTGTATTTAAGAAAGGCCTTATCGGTGCTGTACTTCCAGGAAC